CGTGGAGCCGCAAGGGCGCAAGCCATATCTCCCCGGTAGTGGCGGCCACGCTCGCCTATTGGGGATACTCCGAGCAACCCGCTACGGAGCTAGCCATATGGTGATGAGATTTGGCGCCGCGCTCATGCAAGTGATCGGAGCCGCATTGATCCTCGTTGGGCTCGGTGCGCTCTATTGGTGGCTCGTGCCGTTGGCGGGCGGCTTGCTCGTGCTGGCGGGAGGCCTGGCGCTTGAGCGGCACGCGGCGGCACAAGAGGGAGAGAGGGAGGAGAGCGATGCTCGGGCTCAAAGCTCCGCGTAAGCCCGCCGCGTTTGCGGGCAACGGATTCGGCTCCGCTTGGGGATGGGGAGGTTATTGGGAGGGCCTCAAAGCTCTCCAACGCAACGGCTATCCGAGCCCGCAACCAATGGCGGCCTCGATCCCCTACGCATCAGATTGGAGCGTGATGGGGATACCCGCGGCTTGGCGTTGCGCCATGCTCGTTGCCGATTCGATTGCCAGCTTGCCGATGCTTGCTTACGAGGAGTCTCCCGATGGGGAGCAAGCGAGGATGACGCCAACGCCCACCGTGCTCGTGGAGCCGTGGCCGCTCATCACGTACCACGATTGGCATTTCGGTGCCGTTTGGTCGCTCCTGCTCCGCGGTGACGCGTTTGCCTTGCCCGCCGACAACGATCCCGCTACCGGCTACCCGCGCCAATTCGTGCTCCTCAATCCCGATGAGGTTTGGGTTGACGTTGATAAGAGCGGGCTCCCGAGGTACTCCGTAGGCGATATTGAGTACGGGCCTGGCGAGATCATGCATATCCGCGGGATCACTCCTCCTGGCTCGGTGCGCGGCGTTGGCGTGATCGAGGCCCATAGGCGCGGCCTCTCAACCCTCCTGGCGCTCGATCAATACGCGCTCGATTCGTTCACTAGCTCGGGCGTGCCGAGCGGGATCATCACCGTTGATCGTCCCGAGCTAGGCCAGGAGCAAGCGGCGGATCTCAAGGCTCGATGGATGGACGCGTTTAGCGGCTCCCGCACGCCCGCCGTAGTGCCGCGCACGATCACGTTTAAGCCGATCGCGTTCTCTCCCGAGGATATGGCTTACGTCGAGGCCCGCAAGCTCGGAGCTACCGAGGTTTGTTGGATATTTGGCGTGCATCCGATGATGATCGGAGCGCCCGCGGGTACCTCGATGATGTACGGCAACGTTGAGAGCGTGCATACGGCTTTTGCCTCTGATTCGCTCATGGGTTGGAGCGCACGCATCGAGCAAACGGTGAGCAAATGGATACCGCGGGCGCTCACGGCTCGGTACGTCTACGACGGCTTTCTACGCGGCACGACGCTTGAGCGCTACCAAGCGCACGAGATCGGGCTCCGCATCGGAGTCGAGACACTCAACGAGGCCCGCGATACCGAGCATCGGCCTCGCTACAACGATCCGCGAGCGGATGAGGCCGAGCCGTTGCAAGCTCCGCAAGCTCCGCCGACGCCAGCAATCCTCAGGCCCAATGAAACGCCAGCACCGTTGCAAGCGGCGGGCGCGTTGCAACTAATCGAGGGAGGAGCTACCGCGTGAGCGCGACAAATATTTTCCGATCGATGCCGATGGATGATCTACGGGTGCTCGGAGACGGGCGCACCGTGACGATTCGGCTCCTGAGCTACGGCACGGAGTACCGCGTCTCCGATGATGGGGAGCATTTCTACAACGAGGTTTGGCGCTCGGGCGCGTTCACGCGGAGCCTCACGCACGGCAAGGATGCGGGCGTACCGCTCTCCTATGAGCACGACGTACCGGGCTTGCCTCGCTTGCTCCCCGTGGGCGCGAGCCGCCGCGCTTGGGAGGATGGGGCCTCTTTCATGCTTGAGGGCCGCATCTCCGATACGAGCACGGGCAGGGATCTCGTTGAGCTACTCCGTGATGGCGTGATCCGCGGCGCCAGCATCGAGGCTCAGGTATTTAATAGCCGCAAGATCCTCGGTGGGATCGAGCGCTCCGAGGCCGCTCTACGCCGCGTTGCTTTCACGACCGTGCCGCAGTACGCGGATGCGGGCGTGCTCGCAGTACGGAGCGAATTAGGGGCCTCTGAGAGCACGCCAGAGGCAACGCCGCGGCTCGATTCTTTGCGGGCCAGGCTTGACGTGCTCCGCTCGGCGGAGGTTTGATGATCTGAGCCAAGGCCGCGGAAACACGGAGCCAAGCTCCCTCGTGCCACGCCCGGTAGCCGAGCGCAACCCGCTCGGGCCTTATCCCGTAGAGCGTGACAATCGAGGAGAACGATGCCCAACGCCCTTTTGGAGCGCTTGCGCTCCGAGTTTGCCGATACGCGGACGCGTATCGAGGCCATCCAAAATGCCGCCGCCGAGGCCGATCGGGATCTCACCGAATCGGAGGCCGCCAACGTTACCGAGATGCTCTCGCGGAGCGAGGAGCTACGCCCGCGCATCGATGATCTCGTAAGGCAGGAGGCAGGCTTTGCCGCCACCGCGGACGCTCTTGCCACGGTGCGGAGCGCCGCCGTCACTCATCCCGAGGAGCGCTCCGAGGCCGTGCTCCGCTCGATGTTTCCGAGCCCTGGTCACTACGTCCGTGATCTGATCTACGCGCATTGCAACGGAGACGTGCCGCGGCGCACGGACGTTGATCGGCGGGATGCCGCCGCTCGTATTGCCCGCTCTCAGGAGATCACGCGGGCGCTTGCGAACCAGACCACCGCGGATAACGCGGGCATCCTGCCCGTGCCGATCGTTGGTGACGTCATCAACGTGCTCGATGCCTCGCGGCCCGTTTTCGCGTCATTCACGAGCCGCCCGATGCCCGCCAGCGGTAAGACGTTCCAACGTCCGCGCATCACGCAACATACGCAAGTTGCGGCGCAGGCCACGGAGAAAAGCGAGGTTGCCTCGCAAAAGATGGTGATCGATTCGATCACGCTCACCAAGGCAACGTACGGCGGCGCGCTTGATATCTCGGTGCAAGACATTGATTGGACCGATCCCTCGATCCTGTCGATTGCCATCGGGGATCTCGGAGATCAGTACGCGATTGCTACCGAGGCCGTTGCCAGCAACGTGCTCGATGCCGTTACGCAAACCATCCCGGCTCCTGTCGTGCCTGGCGGCGCTACTCCGAGCGACTCAAAGGCTTGGTTGACGGGACTAGGCCAGGCCGCATCTCAGGTCTACAACGGCGGTAAGGCCATGCCCGATCGGCTTTGGGCCTCCGTTGACGTTTGGGCTCAGATGGTCGCGCTCACGGCGCCCGATGGGCGGCAAGTGTTCCCCGGCCTTGGGCCTACCAACGCGGCGGGCTCGATGAGCGGAGTCACTTCGTTTGCGGGCAACGTGCTCGGGCTCCCGCTCGTGGTCGGGCCTCAACTCCCGGCGCAAACGCTCATCATGGGCGCCAGCAAGTACGCGGAGGCCTATGAGGATCGCAAGGGCTCGATCCGAGCCTTTGAGGTAAACCTCCTCGGATGGCAGGTTGGCTATTACGGCTACGCGTGCACAGTGATCCTGCAACCCACCGCGTTCTCTCACGTCATCGCCTAGGAGGTAGCCGATGCCTACCAAGCAATCTCGCGAGCCCGAGCCCGAGCCCGAGCGCAAGCCGCGCAAAGAGCCCGAGGAGCAAGCTCCCATCACGAGCGCGGACGTTGACGTAACGCCCGCGGAGGAGCCCGAGCCCGAGGAGCCCATCACGAGCGCCGACGTTGAGGCACGGGAGCGCTAGCCGTGCCGAGCGCTATGACGATTGATGATCTCGCGCAATGGTGCAATATCACTGTTCGCGGCGCCAGCGTTGATGCGCTCCTGACTGAATGTCTCGGAGCCGCTCAGGATTTGATTTCTGAGCGGCTCGGAGTTTGGGTAAATCCGTTGGCGGATGGATGGGCACCGCGGATCGAGCAAGCGGTACTCATCCAAGCAAGCCGCTACTACAAGCGGCGCCAATCTCCCGAGGGCTCGGCGGGATGGGGAGATCTCGGAGTGGTGCGCATTGTCTCCGTCGATCCCGACGTTGAGGCCTTGCTCAATAACGATCTAGCGTTTTGGTTCGCGTGATGGTTACGCCCGTGCGTGATCTCCGCCAGCAAGTAGCCGCCGCCGTGACCCCGCTCGGTGCGCCCGTCTATGACGTGCTCCCCGAGGAGAGCTACGAGCCGCCGTACTTTGCCGTTGGCTTTGTCTCGATCGATAACAGTCAACGAGCCTCAACGGGCCTCCTCGTTTTTGGCGTTGAGGTCACGCTCGTTGGAGATCGAGGAGACAACGCATCGGCTCAAATGCATATTGACGATCTTGAGTGGGATGCGTGGACCGCGTTGCGCTCGATCGCTAACGGATGGGCGTTGAGCGCATTCCCGCGCTCCGTGTCCGTTGGTGGCCTTGAGTATCCCGCCGTTGTATTTAGTGTCGAGGCCGCCGCGCCTTGCTAGGAGAGGAGAGCCAATGGCTCGCACCGTAATTGTCATCACCGATGCCAACCTCAAGATTGCGGACACGCAAGCGGGATTGGCAACGGCGCCCGATTTCCAATGTCAAGTATCGAGCGCCGCCGTGAATGCCGCGCCCAATTCGCAAACGGTGCCCGCAACGTTTTGCGAGGGAGAGTCGCAGGTACCCGCCGCGACCGGATGGGAGCTTGCGCTCACTTGGTTGCAAGATTGGACCCTATCCGCGGCGGGCACTCCGCCGAGCTTGTCTCAATATGCGTTCGATCACGATACGGAGCTTGTTTGGTTCTCGCTCTCGCTCACCGATCAGGCCACTCCGCTTTGCGAGGGCCAGGCGTACGTAGTTGCCGGGAGCTACGGCGGAGACGCGGGCGTGCCGCTCACGGCTACCGCCGTTTGGCCTTGTGCGGGCAAGCCCGCCGTGACGGCGCCCGCGCTCGTGGCCGCGGAGGCATCCGAGGAGAACACTTTCCAGGTTGCGTGAGCGTTGTCGGGATGGGGAGAGCTTGAGGTAGCTATCGATCGGATCGGATCGGTAGCTAGCGGAGAGTCGCTCCGCCGCGTGCAACGTTACGTAGGCAACGTCACCAAGCGAGCGGCGCTCAGAGGGCCAGAGAGCACGCTCGGGCCTGATCGGGCCATGAGCCATTTCCGCGGCGGGCACAAGGCCCTACGAGCGGGCTACGACCTGATCTCCGAGGGCATCCTCCTCCGCTTTAAGCCCGTTGGCCTCTGGCTCCTGGCGGATCGAGGCCGCCGATCGAGCGGCACCATCCGCCCGAAGCGTAAGAGTGGGCACAAGGCTCTTGCCACGCCCGAGGGCGCTCGGGCTCGATCTCACTACGGGCCAAGCCGCGGCTTGCATACGTACGCCATCTCCAATGAGGCCGTGCGCGTTGTCGCGGGGCCCGCGGCGGATGCGGCTATTGCGCGTGAGCTTGCGCGCCTATTCGGAGTGGGCTAGCGGCAATGGCCTTTACGCAACGCATAGACATAATTATTGATTTCATCACCAAGAAAACCAAGCCGCTCGGCAACCTCAAGCAAGAGATACAGCAAACGGAGGGAGCGTTTGCCAAGGCGGGTAAGGCGGCCTCGGGCCTCGGCAATATGGCGCTCGGCTCGGCGGGCGGTGTGGCGGCGCTCGGTACCGCCGTTGTCGGCATGGCGGGCAAGGCCGTGGAGAGCTTTGTAAGCCTGGCGAGGGCGTCAACCAAGTTCTCCGAGGCCACGGGCGTGAGCGTGGAAAAGGCCTCGGAGCTAATCGAGGTAACCCACGATCTCGGCGGCTCCTCGGATTCACTTGAGTCCGCGCTCGGGCGGATGAACAAAACCATTGGCGCGACGCCCGAAAAGTTCGCCGCGCTCGGTATCCAGATTGCCCGCACCAAGGATGGCAGTGAGGATGTTTACGGCACGTTTCTCAACGTTGTCGATGCATTGCACGCCATCCCCGATCCCGCCGCTCGGGCGGCAATGGCGGCGCAAATATTCGGCAAGGGATGGCAGGCCAACGCCAGGCTCCTCGGGCTCACGAGGGAGGAGATCGAGAAGCTCACGGGCGCCGTTACCGATGGGCAACGCATCACGGAGTCAGAGGCCAAAACCGCGGAGCAATTGCACGAGGCTCTAGACAAGCTCCAAGATGAGGCCAAGAGCCTCGGGCTCACGCTCGGCGGAGATCTGGCGGGGCCGCTCACTACCGTGCTCGGGCTCGTAGCCGATCTCAACGATGCCTTTACCAAGGCGACAGGGCCGCTCAAAGGGCTTGAGGGCGTGATCTCGGGCGTTGCCGAGCCGCTCTCCAATTTCGGCAAAGGCTTTAATACGATGAAAAACGCCCGCAACGCGGGTGAGTACGTGCGCGGATTTGGGGAGGCCGTGGTTGGCTCGATACCGGGCCTCGGGCATTTCTACGATGAGTTTGTACCGCTACCCAAGGCCATCGATGAGACGGGCCAGGCCTCCGCCGATGCCGCCAAGCAAGTTGATGAGAGCGGCCACTCACTCAATGCCGCGGCGGAGGCCGCCGACAATAAGGCCCGCTCCGATAAGGGATTTGTGCAAGCGAGCGAGGAGGCACAAAAGGCCGCCGAGGAGGAGGCTCAGGCCGAGCAGGATCTAGCCGATGCCGCCGATCAAGCGGCGCAGGCCGTTGGCCGTGAGGCTCTCAATATCCAAAGCTCTAGCGATCTCATCAACGCGGCGCTCGGGCGGCTCGATCTCCAAGATCAAGTAGCGAGCCTCAACCAAGACGTTTTGGATCTTGCCGTGCAAGGCAAGGCCGCTTGGGATGCGGCGGTAAAGGGAGCCGATGACGCGGGCGACAAGATGCACGATTACAACGATAAGGTGCAACAAACCAAGCGGGATCTCCTGCTCGCGTTGCAAGCTATTAGTGATTTCGTGCCCGCACCGAGCGTGAAAACGATCATTGCCGCGATCGATGAGGGTAGCTACGCGGAGGCCGCCAATCGGCTTGAGATCCTTGCTCGGAATAGAACAATGGTGCTCTCGATCCAAGCTAAGGGCGGCTCGGGATTCTTCGGGATGCACGGTGAGGCCTTTAACCCAACGAGCACTAGCTCCGCCGTATTCGGAGCGCCCGCCGCGCCGGGCGTTACCGGCCTCGGTGCCGTGCCGATGAGCGCGGGAGCACCGCGGACCGTTATCAACGTTACGGTGCCTCCCGGCGCTAATGCCGATTCTCGCATCGTTGGGCAATTGCAACGGTGGGCAACGCGCAACGGTGCCATGCCGCTGGCGCGAGGAGCTATCCGCCGTGCCTGAGCCGTGGATCTCCGTTGCGCTATGGCGCTACTCCGTGGTCCCTAATGAGGGTTGGGATCTCGGCAAATGGGATGCGGGCCATTGGGACGGCGGGCTCTCTCACTCAAGCCAATGGACCGATATTACTTGTGACGTGCGCGGGCTCGATATCTCCCGAGGCCGCCAGGCCGCCGACGTTGCGGGCGGAGTCGAGGTTGGCGTACTGCAATTGGATCTAGACAACCGCGACGGGCAATGGTCGCAATTCATCGATCCTGGCGACGGCAAGCCGATCCCGATGCTTGCGAGCGGCAATACCGTGCGGGTGACGGCTACCGATGGCGTAAGCACTTGGTACTACTTCCTCGGGCAGATCGAGGGATGGGTACAAGAGTGGAGCGCGCTTGATGACGTAGTGCACGTCACGGCCTCCGATGATTGGCGGCGCTTTAGCGCCAACGCCGCGGTTGAGTGGACTCCTGGCCCGATCGCGGAGATGGTGCCCAATCGCTTACGGCGGCTCCTCCTCCGAGCCAATTGGCCCAAGGCAAACCCGATCTACCTACAAGGATCGAGCACTACCCTCCTCGGCTCCAAGGTCACGAACACGGGTATTGAGACGGGCCTCACTACCCGCGGGAGCATTGCGGAGGAGATATTGCTCACCGCGTTGAGCGATGGCGGCAAGGCCTTTGTCGATGCCAACGGCGGCTTTGTCTACCTCAATCGGAATTGGCGCCAGAGCGGCCCGATACCCGCCATTGGCGCCAGGCCCGCGCAAGCGAGCGTGCCGCTCTTTGGCGACTATTGCGACACTCCTCAAACGGGAGAGCTACCGTACTCCGATCTTGAGTGGGAGTACGACGGGACGGCGCCCGTTGGTGCCGTAGCTCTCGCCAACGAGCCCGCACCGAGCGTGCGCAATACCGATGGCGTTGAGCTATCGCTAGCGTGGCCGCCGATCGGATCGAGCAAGGCCGGTAATTTCGCTCCCTCGGTGCTCACGCTCGGCGGGCTCCGTTTTCGCACGCAAGCGGAGGCCGATGCGCTGGCGGCTTACTACCTCGATGCGCTTGATGATGCGTACCTCTCGGCTCGGCGGCTTGAGGTTTATCCGCATTTGGATGATCGGCTTTGGGCCATCACGGGCGGGCTCCGCATCGGTGACCATATCAAGATCCTCCGCCGTGAGCGGCTTAATACGCTCAACCTTGAGGTAATGATCGAGGGAATCCATCTCACGATTACGCCCGATCCTGCTCGGATGAGCGGCTCTCACCATTTCGGGCAATGGCTCTTTGAGTACGTCACGAGCACGGCGGTAGTGACCATCTCGGGCCTCGGTGCAACGCGAGAGCTAGAGCGGGCCGCCGCAACGGGCGCCGTGGAGAGGAGTGGTTACGGTGACAATGCTGCCTGACTCTGACGTGAATACCAACAACGTCATTACGTCAACTTGGGGAAAGAGCATCCTCGATCGGATCATCCAACAATTCTCCACGCGCTCACAATTGTTCGGCGGCTCCTGGCTCGGCTCGTGGCAACCCGTCAAGGGCTCGCTTGCGTATTGCCTTGACGTGCAACAGCTATACAAATGCACGGCCTATCCCAACGCCAGCAACGGAGCCGATTGGGAGCCGCTCGGGCCTCGCGGTGAGCTTGGGCAAAAGGGATGGAATACCAACGTTGCCAAGCAACCGGACGTAGATCTTCCCAATACCGCTAACGCTTGGCGGGAGATCGTGGTTATCAAGGCCTCGGATTTTACCGAGCTTAAAACGGTGGGCTTGCGGCTCGGGTATACGTACCTCTTTGCTTGGTCGGGCGTTGCGTACATCAAGACAGGGAGCCTGAGCCTTTGGGATTCTCAGGTTTACGTACGCAAGACAAATACAACGGCGGCAATAAGCGGGCTCATCCGTCGCGCCGGTACGGGATGGACAGGCAATCTTTTTGGCGCACGCGTATCGAGCGGCATAACGCCATTGGTCATCACCGCGTTTGCGGGCGGAGTAAACGAGATCGATGATATTGAGTTTGTCTGGCGCGGCGCTACGTACGTTGGTAAGCCCGTTGTCACTGTTACCCAACCTTGTTTAAGCATTGTCGAGGCAGGAGGCCCGCATTAATGAGCGATATTGATCCCGATACCGTGCCGGGAGATTTCTACGCGCCAACGGACGTGCTTTCCGAGCTTGGGCAACCCGATCCGATGACGCCAGGCCCGATCGCTCCCGGCACCGATGATCGGCTTACCGCCGCGGAATCCGCCAATGCGGATTTGCAACGGCGGGTGACCACCTTGGAAACGAGCTAGCTCGATGGCGGAGCGGCTCCTCCTCGCGGATGATCTCACGTTTTACGTTGACGGCTCCGAGCTAGCTCCTCCTCCGCCGCAAATATTTATCCCCGGTAGCGAGATCCCGTATCGAGATCCGAGGTACGTCGGGCGGGTGCTCACCGTGGCCGCCGATGGCTCGCTCGTATGGGTACGCAACGAGGGCTTGCCCGTGAGCGACGCTAGGCAAGCGGGCGCCCAATTGATCGTGAGCGGCAACGGGATACCGGAGTGGAGCTACGCGAGCACGGGGCCTGGCGGGCTCACCGATGATGAGGTAATCGCGAGCGACTCCGCGGGCATCGGAATCCTTTACTACGGCACTACTCCTCCGCTCGATGCCTTTGATGGGGCCTTGTGGTTCGCTACAAGGCTCGCTAGCGCTCCGCCCGCGCCAACGGTGCCGACAACGGCGCCCGTGCTCTCAGCGGCCTCCGTGAGCGTTCTCAAGGCAACCCTTTCGTGGACCGCGAGCACGGGCGCTACCGCTTATGAGATTCACGTTGATGGCACGACCGTTGCGCAAGTGTCGGGCCTCTCGTGGTCGGGCACGTTCTCCGAGAGCACGAGCCATGCCGCATTCATCGTGCCGCTCAACGCGGGCGGGCCAGGCCCCGCGAGCAATACCGTTAATTTCTCGATCGCCAACCAAGCTCCGCCGCCAGCAACGGGCCTCGATGATACGAGCGTTGTACGGGCATCGTTCTCCGTGGCTTGGCAATACGCGAGCCCGCCCGCCGATTTCTCTACTTGGGTAGTGACAACGAGCGCGGGAACGTTGAGCGTCAATCAAGGCGCCCGCACGGCAACGATCACGGGCGCACCCGACAGCACCAACGTCACGGTAACGGTGCGGGCGCAAGATACGGGCGGGCTCCAATCGAGCACGGTGAGCTTGGTCGTGCGCACGCCCGATGCGCCAGCACCCGCGGCGCCGCCGACGCCAGGGAGCCTCAGGGTTACCCGCATCGGCTATAGCTCCGCCGATTTCGCGTGGAACGCATCGAGCGGCGCAACGTCCTATGAGTGGAGCGGCGATGGCGTCAACTACTCCAATATCGGTACGGCGCTAACGCGTACTTGGTCGGGCCTGGCGGAGAGCCATGCTTATAAGCTCTACGTGCGCGCCGTGAATGCGGGCGGCCATTCCGCGTCAGCATCGGTGAGCCTTACAACGCTCCCAAAGGTCAACCACTACGTTTACAACACGCGGCTACGCACGTTCGGCTATGGCAACGAGCAATGGAACATACCGGGCGTGGGCCATTCGGCCTCGGGCATCCTCACGAGCGTTGACAATTGGGCCAACCAATCCAATGCGAACAACTGGCTCTTTGCCGTGGACTACAACCTCAATACCGGCCCGTACTCCACTCAGGCTTACCGATGGATCAACTTTAGCTTTACGATGAACTTTATTGACGTAGAGCAAGTTTGGATGAATTGGGGATATCCCGGCACGGGTGAATGGCAGGCTTATGACACGGACGGGACGCTCATCCAACGAGGGCGCACGGCCTCGGCAACGTGGCCGCTATGGGTTACCGCCAATGTCACCAACGCTCCCACCAACAAACGGATAGCCAAGATCCAAATGCTTTTCTTTGGCGGAGTTGGATCTCCTGGCTATTACAAGCTCCGTGAGTGGGCCATGCAAGTAAGAGAGTGCACGAGCACTACCGCCGTGCTCAATCCCGCATGAC